AAATGAACGTCTCGTCTAAAACGATTGAGATGATCAAACACCATGAGGGTGTTCGGTTTAAACCTTACCAGTGCCCAGCAAAGCTGTGGACAATAGGAGTTGGACATGTTCTTTACCCAGATCAAGGCAAGTTACCAATCGATCAAAGAGGCGCTTACGCGCTTCGTGCAGAAGATAACCGCCAATTTTCCAAAGAAGAAGTAGATGGGATTCTCAGAAGCGATCTTAACAGGTTTGAGCGTGGAGTGGAACGCTTCTGTCCTGTACCTCTTACACAAGGGATGTTTGACGGTCTTGTGTCTTTTGCTTTTAATGTCGGTCTGGGAACACTCCAGCGTTCGACGTTGCGTCAGAAGCTGCTACGCGGTGATAAAGAGGGTGCTGCTGAGGAACTCTTGAAGTATTGCATGGCGGGGGGTAAAGTCTTGAAGGGGCTTCAGAAGCGCCGGATTGACGAACGCGCTGTGTTCCTTTCATGACGCGGATTAGAACTGCTTGCCTTGAACTCTGTTTCAAGGTTATAATTCATCAAAACGGCGCATGCTGAATCAGCTGCTAATACCCATGGAGTATTTATGAGCTATAGCATGACGTACGACAGTTTGCTGGTGGACGTGCGTCGCTACCTTGAACGTGGTTTCACGCAAGAGAGCGACCAAATCGTTTACGACCAGCTACCTCGCCTAATCACATTAGGTGAGCGCCGTATCGCCCGCGAACTTAAAATTCAGGGTTTTATCCGCGCTGTGACGACCCCTTTGTCAATCGGAGTGGCGGTCTACCTGAAGCCTGACCGCTGGCGCGACACAATCAGCATGACGGTCAACGGCTCGCCCATTTTTGCCCGCGCATACGAGTATTGCCGTAACTACTGGCCAGACGAAGCCGAAACCGCCGCTCCTCAGTTTTACGCCGACTACGATTATCAGCACTGGCTGATTACCCCGACACCCGCCGCAGCGCAGACCCTTGAAATCTTGTACTACGAGCAGCCCGCCCTGCTGGGTGATGACCTGCAAACTAACTGGCTCACCGAGTATGCACCTGACGTGCTATTGTACGCAACCCTGCTTGAAGCGACTCCGTTCCTCAAGAAAGACGAGCGTATTCAGACTTGGCAAGCCATGTACGACCGTGCGGCGCAGGCGCTGAATGGCGAAGACTTGAAGCGTATCATGGATCGCACAGCAAATAGGAGTGAAGCGTAATGCCTATCTATAACGACGTCTTTGGTGGAGCGAACATCTACCCGAGCGAAATCAGCTACAGCGCAGTCACGCTGACCGCCGATATTGTTTTGAGTTGGCCAGAGGAAACCTCTACTAACACGAACTTAGCAACCCGCATTATTGACGTGACGGAATCTACGTCAGGTTGGTCAATCTTCCTGCCAGATGCGCAGAAGAGCGGCACAGGTAACACGATCCTGTTTAACAACCAAGGCGCTTACACTTTCATAGTCAAAAACGCGGGCGGTACGCAGGTTGCTTCTATCGCTGCGGGCACAGTTTGGCAAGTCTATTTGACGAGCAACACAACTACGAACGGCTTGTGGGAAACGCTCCAGTTCGGCGCTACAGTTTCTAACGCCAACGCTTCTGCTCTCGCGGGTACTGGTATTGTCGCGGTTGGTACGCTGTTGTCTCAATCCGTACCTATTACACAGTTCAACACGAATTACACGGCGGGTACAGCTGACCGCGCCAAGATGTATTTGTGGACCGGCTCAGGCTCAGGCGTGTTGACGCTACCTAGCGCTGCTACGGTCGGTAACGACTGGTTCATGTACCTGCGTAACTCGGGTGGCGGTCAAGTTACGGTCACCCCTTCAGGCATCAACACGATTGACGGGGCTGCAACTAAAGATTACCAACCCAGTGAGTCATCCGTAATTATCAGTGACGGGACTAACTTTTACACATTAGGGTTCGGTCAGGCTTCGGTTTTTGTTTTTGACTATACGGTGGTCGACATTGCAGGAAGCGGCACTTACACGCTGAGCGGTTCGGAGCTAAACCGTATTGTTTATAAATTCACCGGCACGTTAACCGGTAATCGTAACGTGGTTGTCCCTTCAACTGTTCAGCAGTATTGGGTTGACAACGCGACCACCGGCGCTTACACACTGACGGTTAAAACTTCAGCCGGTGCGGGTATCGCCGTTACTCAAGGCTCTCGCGGAATTTATTATTGTAACGGTAGTGATGTTGTTAACGCGGACACACGAGTCGCGAGCTATCCGATTTCTGTCGCGCAGGGTGGTACAGGGGCTACAAACGCAGGCGCGGCTTTGATCAACCTCGGCGGGACTTCCGTGGGTACGGCTATTTTCACCGCGACTGACGAAGCGGCGGCATGGGCTGCGCTAGGTATCGCACCCGCTAATGTGGTCGTAGGTGGGACGTTCTGATGCCTGAATCTACAATTGTCCTAAAATCTCTACCTGGTATCAAGCGGGACGGTACTAGGTATGAAGGTGACTTCTACATTGATGGGCAGTGGGTTCGGTTTCAGCGCGGGCTTCCTAGAAAAATCGCAGGGTATCGTTCAATCAACAAGTACCTGACCGAAATCTCTAGGGGTTTTAACAGCTTTACTCAACAAGGTTTACAGTATTGCCACTCAGCGGGGTCATCTACTGTTGAGCGCTTCACGATTGACAGCACTAAAAATAGCTCTGTCATCAGCGACCGTACACCTGTGGGTGTCAGCGCGACCGGCTCTGTCACACTGACAGGTGGTGGCGCGGGATCAGTTAACAACATCACCGTCAACGGCGTAACAATCACCTCCGGCTCTGTTTCGTTCACGACTGACTTACCGACGACCGCCACCGCCGTTGCTGCGAATATCAACGCTTACGCGTCTACGCCTGACTACACGGCAGTCGCGGTGGGCGCGGTCATCACAATCACCGCCTCATCTGTCGGGCAGGCTACTAACGGATTCGTCGTTGTGGCTAACACGACAACTATCACGACCGCTGTGACCGACATGTCTGGTGGCTTAGACGCTTTGACGGTCAGCGATAACAATCAATGGATGTTCCAGACCGCGTACGACGCATCAACGACTAACAACTCGTTAATCGCGCACGTAGCTCCTAATTTAGAATGTATTTGTAACGACACCGGCGGTCAGATTTTCTACGGCGATATTCTAGGGACTGCGCCCTTAGTTGAAATTCCCCTCCCTGCTGGCGCTAATACCACTGGCGGTATTGTGATGCTGTTTCCCTACCTGTTTTACTACGGTACAGCGGGTATTGTCGGCTGGTCTGTTGCCGGCGACTTCACTGACCTGAGCGGCTCCGGATCAGGTATCGCCCGAGTTTGGGGACAGAAAATTATCAAAGGTATGCCGCTGCGCGCCGGTTCAGGCTCCGCACCTGCGGGTTTGTTCTGGGCTTACGACGCTGTGATTCGTGCAACTTTTACGGGCGGCGCAACTGTGTTCCAGTTTGACACAATCGCAACGGACACTTCTATCATGTCACCCGACTGCGTGGTTGATTATGATGGCGTGTTTTTCTGGGCAGGCGTTGACCGCTTCCTGATGTTCAACGGCGTGGTGCGTGAAGTGCCTAACCAGATGAATCTGAACTATTTCTTTGACAACATTAACGAAGGTCAGAGGGCAAAAGTATTCGCGTTCAAAGTCCCGCACTTTGGTGAAATCTGGTGGTGCTACCCTCGCGACGACGCGACAGAATGCACCCACGCCATTATTTACAATGTGCGTGAGAACTCTTGGTATGACACGGCGCTGCCCGCTTCCGGTCGAGCTTCTGGCGGTTACAATAACGGCTTCGCCGCGCCTCTGCTGACGGATTGCATTCCGACGGCAAGTGGTTACCGCGTCTGGATTCATGAGCAAGGTGTTGACGAAGTTGAAGGTCAGTCCACCCTGCCGATTCAATCTTATTTTGAAACAGCCGACTTGTCATCTTTGCCGCAGGGTAAGAACGAATACTTGCGTATTACGGAGATTGAGCCTGACTTCATTCAGAACGGTCCGATGACAGTTCAAGTCACCGGTCGCGCTAACGCCCGAGCGCCTGAAGTTTACAGCAGCGTGTTCTCATTCCCTGAAACCGCCACAGAGCCTTATCAGCAGATCGTGATGCTTAAAGAGCAGCGCCGTGAGTTGCGCGTGCGCTTTGAGTCAAACGCTGTGGGTGGCAATTACCAGATGGGTCAGATCATCGGACACGTTGATTCCGGCGACAGGACGGTGCTCGGATGACCACGATCACGCGCCCCTCGTACATGTCGCTACATGACTGGGCTGATCAGATCGCGCTCGATCTGGACAGCTACGGGGCGCTCAGTCGGTTGGACGGTGATGACTGGCAGAACTGGGCTATGCAGTTTTTAAATAATACGTCGCTAGGTAGGAACTTTCCTCTACCTTACGACTTTGATGATTGGCGTGACTGGGCTGAGCGATTTGCGCAGTCGCTGTCTTAATTGGAGTGACAAATGGATAAGCAGCAAATTCTTGAAATTGCGAAGAACGACCCTCGGTTCTCAAAAGCGGTTTTAACGCTTGAGAATCAAATCGGTGATATGCCGATCACGGGTGAGGGCTTGGATGAATTAGTCCAGATGCTCGAGTTTGCGCTCAATCACCCTGAGAATTATGAAGAGATCTTAGCTTCAGCCATCAAAGATGACATGGTTGAGGAGGGTGATCTCCCTGCGCAGTTTGACCCCATAGTTATCATCTCCCTGCTCGTTCTTTTGTACGGAATGCAAGAGCGTACTAAGCAGAAAGGTTTTGCTAAAGGCGGTCTAGCTTCTATGGGTCGCCACGGCGACACCATGTTAGCGCACATCAATCCGCGTGAAGCCGCTATGCTCAAGCGTATGGGTGGTGCGGGTACTATAAATCCACAAACAGGATACCCCGAGTACAGCTGGTTCAAAAAGTTTCTCGCCGTCGCGCTTCCTATCGCTTTGGACTTCATCGTTCCTGGTGCGGGTACGGCAATTGGTGCTTCTCTTGGCTTTACCGGTACAGCCGCCACGATGGTGGGCGGTGCAGTTATCGGTGGCGGTACGGCTGCTTTGACTGGCGGCGACCCGCTTAAGGGCGCGGTGTTGGGTGGTTTAGGCGGCGGTCTAGGTGAAGCCGCAGGTTCAGCGGTTAACAGTAGCTTAGGGTTAAATTTAGGCACAGCTGGCCAAAATGTTCTCGGCAACGCGCTCGTGGGCGGCGGTATGGGTATGGCTACCGGTCAAGGCTTCTTGAAGGGCGCGGCTACAGGCGCTCTCGGGTCTTACGCTGGTCAACAGCTCGGCGATCTGACGGGCAGTGCAGCGTTCGGTGCGGGTGGTAAGCAGTTCGGTAACATGATTGCTGCCGGTTATGACCCCAAGTCCGCTATCATCGGCGGCGGTTTGGCGGGTCTGGCGACCAGCATGTCTCGCCCTGCTCAAACACAGAACAGCAACATGGGTCTGAAACCTTCTGACGCGGTAGTTGAAGGTCTGAAGATGCCCAAGGGTAGCGATTATTCATACAGCGGCGTGCCCGAAGCCGGTTACGGTACTACAAACTATTTGACAGGGCAGACCGGTTACAAAGGTCCGGACAGCTTCGCAGTTGATTATTCTTTGACAAATCCAGCCGCGCCGGTAGCACCGCAAGGTTTCGGCGGTCAAGACATGGGTAGTGGTCTTTCTACGACCCCTCAGTCACCCCTCGCGCAACTCAAAACAACAGCGCCGACAGCCGGTTCTAGCAACCCCTTATCAATGAAGAACGTGCTGATGGGCGCTACGCTTTTAGGTAGTCTCGGTAGCGCTCCTCCGCAGGTTCAACAGGCGGTCAGTAAGATGTCGCCCGAGCAGCAGGAGTACTTTAACCGCCCCTCAATCAGCTGGGACTGGAACAAGCTGCAAAGCGACGCCAACGCAAACAACGTGAGCCTGACTGAATACATGGCGCGGAGTTGGCCAAAAATCACTTCTGGCGCTTATAATATGCAAACCGCGACCACCAATCCGCCAAAACTGGCACAAGGTGGCGCTCTGTCAGCTGTTGCCCGATTCGCTCAAGGAGCAGGTTCTGGTCGAGCAGACACCATTGATGCTAAACTCTCAGATGGTGAATACGTGATTGACGCAGAAACAGTTGCAATGCTCGGTGATGGCTCTAACAAAGAGGGAGCTAAACGCCTCGACGCTATGCGCGGAAGCATCCGTTCACACAAAGGTAAAGCGTTGGCAAAGGGTAAATTTAGCCCTAACGCTAAGTCACCACTCAGCTATTTGAAAGGAGTTGCATAATGGGCAGCTTATTCCAAGGGTCGCCTCAGACCGCTACGTCTTACACTACGTCATCCACTGAGACTCCTAAGTGGATGCAGGACGCGATTTACAATCAGATTCAAGTGGCACAGAACATCGCCAACGCGCCTTACCAGTCGTATGACATGCCCACTGTGGCTGAATTGTCACCTCTGCAACAGCAAGCGTACAAGCAGGTTCAAGCTAATCAAGGTTTCTATCAGGGTGACCTTGACAAAGCTCAGTCCGGAATGTACGACTTCGGCAGTAAAGGTACGGCTGATGCGTTGAAGCAGGCGCAAAGTCAGTATTTGCGTCAAGATTTAGTCGGTAAAAACTTAGACGCGGGTCAAGGGTATTTTGACAGAGCGGGTAAGATGGACATCGTAGCGGCGGGTCAACCGGCGCTGTCAAAAGCGATGGCGATGGATGCCGTAGGTGCTGCTCAACCTTCGTTGACGCAAGCGGGCTTAGCGGCGGGCAACATCATGGGTGCGGCGCAACCTTATTTGGGCGAAGCTAGAACCGCCGCCGGAAACATCACGGGCGCGGCTCAACCTTACATGAACCAAGCCGCTACTGCGGCGGGTAACATTTATAACGCTGCTCAACCTTACATGAGCCAAGCCGGTCAAACGACCGCAGAGGCGCTTTCTGACCGAGCATTGAGCGCGGCTAATCCGTACCTCACAGCAGCGGCTCAATCTGCTGCGGGCGGCATCAACCAATACATGTCACCCTACCAAGGCGGGGTTATGGATGTGCTCGCTAAGCAGGCGGGTCGCAACCTCAGTGAGAACCTGCTACCTAACGTCTCCGACGCATTCATCAAAGCTGGTCAGTTCGGCGGCTCACGTATGGGCGAGTTCGGTAGTCGTGCTCTGCGCGACACTCAGGAAGCTGTGTTGAACCAACAGGCTCAACTGGCTAACCAAGGCTACGGGCAGGCTCTCAGTGCTTCTCAGGCAGACCTCGCACGTCAAGCGCAGTTGGCTGGTACGGTCGGTAGTATTTCCGGCGCAGACCTCTCTCGCGTGCTTCAGGGCGGTGCTCAGTATGGTAACCTCGCACAGACTCAAGGTCAGTTGACCGGTCAGCAGGCTTCAGCGCTAGCTAACATCGGTCAAACACAAGGTCAACTTTCTGGCCAGCAGGCTTCTGCGTTGGCTAACCTCGGTCAAACCGCTGGTCAGCTGACAGGGCAGCAGGCTTCGGCTTTGACCAACCTCGGTCAGACCACCGGTCAGTTGACAAGCCAGCAACAACAGAACCTGACCAACCTCGGTCAAACACAAGGTCAGCTCACTGCCCAGCAGATGTCTCAGTTGGGTAACTTGGGTCAGATGCAAACCAGTGCGGGTCAAGCTCAACAGCAGTTCGGTCTCACCGCTGCTCAGGCTACTCAGGCGGCTCAGGCTCAAGATTACCAGCGTCAGATGTCTGCGTTGCAGAACTTCGCTAACATGCAACAGCAAGAGCAAGCTATGCGTTCAGCTGATGTGGCGGCGCTTGAAGGTGCGGGCGCGGCTCAGCAGAATCAAATGCAGCAGCAACTCAACGCTGCTCAGCAACAGTTCGTCAACCAGCAGAACTATCCTAAGCAGCAAATGGATTGGCTCAATACGCAGATTCGCGGCATGGCTCCAATCACACCGCAAGTTACGACTAACACTGGCACCACAACCGGCGCTACGTATTCACCTTCGCCGCTGTCTCAGCTGGCCACCGGTCTCTATACGTACAAAGGTCTGAACAACCTCGGCGGTTAAGGAGTAAATATGGGCTTTGAATTAAACAGAATAATGCAGCAGTACGGAGTTGGTACTCCTGGTAGAATCAACTACTCAGGTGCGACTCCGGTTGATCCTGGCACGCGCCCAGTTGCCACAGACACGCTGACGGGTGATAAGTTAGCTACTGCGCAAGCTGATTACGACGCGCTGCTAAGCAAGTACAATGTTGACAAAGCTAACGCGCCTGCTGACAACGCGGCGTATGACGCGTACAAGAAGGAATATCAAACTCGTTTGATGAACACCCCGATGTACATGCAATCTCAGTTCCAGACCGGTAACGAACCTAAGTCCGCCGCGTTGCAATGGGCAACTAGACCTGACGTGAATGTTGAGACCGGCTCAGGGATGGGTGTTAAGCAGTTCAACAAAAACATTCAAGACTGGGCTGCTCAGAACCCTACGGCTTATTCTAGCGCTATCAATGCGTACGCGGACAAGTACGGTATCGGCGCTCAAGACATTTACAACGCAACTCAGAATCGTTGGGGCAACGTGTTGCAAGCGCCTAAGTACGGCACTCAAACACCTCCCGTAGTTCCTCCCGTGGTTCCTCCGATTGTACAACCTCCGGTTGTTGAACCTCCTGTGGTAACCCCGCCTCCGGTTGTTTTACCGCCGATTTTACCACCGGTAATTGATCCAGTTGTGGATCCTGTGGTTGATCCGGTGATTGATCCGGTGGTCGACCCCGTGGTAGATCCCGTGATTCCTGACCCAGTTGTTGATCCCGTGGTAGATCCGGTCGTTGACCCTGTTGTTGACCCAGTTGTTGATCCGGTGGTTGAAACACCATCAATTTACACGAAACCGATAATTAGCACTATCCCTGACGACGTTGTTGACCCGAACAATATTCCATTGATCACTCCTGAGTTCCCCCTTGAGTTGCCAGACTTCACAGTCGAGACTCCGAAAGAAGACAAGTCTTTCTGGGATGACCCTGATTTCGTAGAAGTTGGTCCGTCAAGAGGATTGATTAAAAATCAAGAAGAATTGCCAGAAGAGTTTGACAAGTACCTTGTAACGGATACCCCTGCGGTGACCACCGATACCGGTAGCGATTTCGTCGCCGTTGATCCTTCTGATTTCGGCGGCAGTTCATTTGATAGTAATTATGATTTCAGCGGAAGCGACTTCAACTTCGGTGGCGGTGGTGGCGGAGGTATCAAAGGTTATGATGACTGGAGTTCTGCAGCATACGCTAAAGGTGGTCAAGTGAAAACACATTATCAAACCGCCGGTAGCGTGAGCTTACCTAGCGGCTACGGAAGCGCTGAGGAAGAAGCAGATTTTCTCGCTCGCCAAGAGCGCGACCGCGCCCCAGTTGAGATTAGCCCTGTTGACATGGCTAACCCTCCCCCGCCAGTTGTGATGGAGCCAGCTAAAGCGCCTCTGGCGACTATTGCTATGAACACCGCTCCCGCGCCTATGGCTCCGGCAGCTGTAGCTCAACCTCAGATTCCGAAGCCTCCAGCGATGCTCGGTGATGAGCGCATGGGTAACATTCAAGCCCTGCTCGCTGCGTACGGTCCGAAAGATGGCGCATACGGCGCAGAACTCAAAGCCGCCCGCGCTAGCGCTAAGGCTGAGAGCGACGCTTTTGCTAAGCTGTTGTCAGATTCTATGAAGACCCCAGAGGACGCAAAGAGTTCTAAAGCGGAGATGTACTTCCGTTTAGCAGCCGCTTTCGGCGCTCCCACTAAGACCGGTCATTTTGCTGAAAACCTGAGTATGGTTGGTAAAGAGCTGGGCGATTACTCTAAGGAGCAACGCGCCTCTAGACAACAGAAACTGGCTCTGGCTTTGAAAGGTCAGGAGATGAAGATGGGTGCGGCTAAGGATGACCTCCGCACCCTGCAAGCGCTGTCAGCTGAGGAAATGAAAGACAAGCGTACCATCGCTACTGAACTCATCAAAGACTACATCAAGTCCGGTGAGCCTCAGTCTGCGGCGGGTAAGCAGGCGAAAGATGAGGGTCTGAAGCCAGGAACGCCTGAGTATCAGAAGCGCGTAGAAGCTCTCGGTAATATGAATATTGAGAGTAAACTGGCGCAGATTACGGCTTCCTTGGCGGGTGTGAATACAGCTGCTGCTAATTTGGCTTTGGCTCAAGAAAAGTTCCAAAACCAGAAGACCCAACAGGCTAAACTGACCGGTCCTGAGTTGAAGCTGAAAACTGAAACAGAAGAAACGCTGGCTCAGACTGACCAAGCCCTCATCAATTTGAAGAAGGCTTACGCGCTGAATCCTAACACCTTTGACACGTCATTGGTTGATGTTGCTCAGCGTAAGTTGCTAGAAGCCGGTGGGTCAAAAGATCCTAAAGTTGCTGCGACTCGTGAGATGGAGAACTTGCTTGAAAAAGCCGCTTTGTCTCAGCTGAAAGCAACCTTCCCAGGAGCGATCTCTAACGACGAGCGTAAAGCCCTGCAAGACGTTCAAGGTCTGGGCGCTAAGAGTAAAGAAGAACGCGCACGTATCATGAAGAACGGCTATGCCGCGCTCAAGACTGTTAGCGAGCGCCATCGCAAACGCTTGAACGAAATCAACTCAGGTCTCTACCGTGACACGGCAGCACCCTCTATTGATGAAGGAACTGAATAATGGCTACAGCTAATCCTTACTTGGGCGGTGCTCGCGCCGCTATCGGTCAAGGTCTCGGTATGGGCTGGGGTGATGAAGCCGAAGCATGGCTCCGCTCCAAGCTCGCCGGTAGCAAAGGTTACGAGGCTGAACTCGCTAGAATCAATCAAGAGTACGCGCAGTATTCTAAGGAGAACCCATTCGTAGCTCCTGCTCTTGAGTTCGGCGGCGGGGCTGCTCCCGCGCTGGCGGCGATGTTGACCGCTCCCGCTACGGGAGGCGCTACCGCGCCGGTTGCCGCGAGTGCGTTGTCGCGCTTAGCCGCTAACCCGTATGTGCGCGGCGCAGTGACCGGCGGCGTAACCGGCGGCATCTCCGGCGCGGGTTCTGCCCAGCCTAATGAGCGCGGCTCAGGCGCTGTGACCGGCACGGTCATTGGCACTGGCGTCGGCACAGCGGCTCCAGGAGTTATTCGCGGAACAGGTGCGGCTGCTAAGTGGCTGCGTGACAGACTCGCCCCGAGCGAAGCTAGCGTGACTAAAGCCGCCGTAGGTAAAGTCTCCCGCGCTTTCAACGAATCAGGGATGACCCCTCAGCAGATTGAGCAGAAGGTCTTGCAGGATCGCGCTCGTAACATTCCCTCAACAATCGCCAACGCTGATCCCGCGCTGGTTGACCTCGCAGAGACCGTCGCCCAGCGTAGCGGTCCCAGCGGTCGTCTGGTTGAGAAGAAGCTCGGCGAGCAGACAGCGGGTGCTCGTGAGCGCACTTACGCCCAGACCCGTAAAGGTATCAAGTCTGGTAACTTCTACGCTGATGAACAGAAAATGGTGGCAGATCTGCGTAAGCAAGCTAATACGCTCTATGACGACGCGTACGCTTTCGGTGACGTAGATGATCCCCGCATCATCGATGCTTTGAAGAACCCCCGCTTTCAAGATTTCTGGAGTAAGGCGCGTAGCATCGCCGACACTGAGGCTCAAGCGGCTAAGTTGCGCGGTGAAGACCCCAGCAAGTTTGCCCTGCCCGAAATCTACAAACCTAGCGGTAAATTTGACGCTAACGGCAATGAGATCCTTGAGTTGACAAAATTGCCCGATGTCCGCACTCTTGATTACATCAAGCGCGGTATTGACGCTACGATTGAAGCCGGTTACAAGAGCGCTCAGGGTATGAGCAGCGCTGAAGCTAACGCCCTGAAGCAGTTGCGTAACGTCTACGTGAACGCGATTGATGAAGCCACCGGCGGCGCAAACTCGCCTTATCTCAAAGCTCGTCAAGCCTACTCCGGTGACATGGAAGTGCTTGATGCGATGCGTGCGGGTATGAATGACTTCAACAAGCTCGACCACGAGCAGGTCATTGACATGATCAGCAAAATGGGTGTCGCTGAGAAAGACGCATTCCGCACAGGTGTGGTGCGCGATTTGTACAGCAAGATCATGGATCCGTCAAGCAATATCAACGCTGCCCAGCGCGTCATCGGCTCTCCTGAGATGCAAGCTAAGTTGCAGCCGCTGTTTGACAGCCCCGCTAAGTTTGACATGTTCAAGTCCGCGCTTGAGCGTGAGGCTCAGTTGTTCCAACAATCCAACCGCATTCTCGGTGGCGCGGCTACCGGAAGACGCACTCAGGCACGCGAACGCTTTGAGGAAGGCTCAGGTGTGGGCACAGCGGTTGCGGATGCCGTCTCGGGAGGATTCTGGGGGTCTCTCACGAATATGGCAGCGCGTCTGGCACGTAGCGCCACGATGACTGACGAAGTCGCTGAGAAGGTAGGAAAACTGCTCATGTCAAGCGACCCGCATGAAGTTGCGGCAGCGGTCAAATTGATCGAGCAGTATGACGTGAAAGCCGCTGCGGGTGCTGCCCGACTCGGTAAGGGTGAAACCGGCGCGATTATGGGTACTACGGCGGCGTTCCCGCCTTCGCCCATTGACCCTAACGCTAAACCGGAGGATATCGACACGCCTGAAACCGGTAACTTCCCTGGCAACTTGATGACCGGTCCGGACATTGATGCGGACATCGAGGCAGACCTCAAGAAAATGAAGTAAAATTCACCTCACTGTCTCCTCAAGAGCAGTTGCCACTTTTAACCCCGCTCCGGCGGGGTTTCTTTTTGCTCAACGTCCATGAGCACGCGGTTACGCAACCTGAGTATGATGCGAATGTGATCAGCGGCGTCAGGTTGCCCCTCGCGATCAGCGCGAGCTATAGCGTCTAACAACTCTCGCTGGGTTCTGTCCCAGTGAAGTCCTGGTCCGAGCAGTGAGCGAATATACGCCCACGGCATTAAGCACCGCCCGCGAGCCTATTCCACTCTTGATTGAACAGCACGGAGTTAACCTTGTTAACTAGTGCGTAGGCGCAGTCAAGCGCTGTCTCAAGTGAAATAATATTTACGCGGCGGTATTCGTTATCAGTTATCATCTGCTCAAGCGCGGAAATAGCCCCGCGAATGATTCTCACTTCATAGTTCTCAACACCCACTTTCGGGTCAGCTGCTGCCGCACCAACTAAGGCGCGAAACGTCATCCACATCGGCACGCAGAAGTCAACACAAGGAGCGCCTTCGTCACGCATGTAGAGCTGGATCTTTTGATCAAGGATAGCCTTACGCATAGTTTGACGCGCCATCAGCTGAGCAACCGGATTGAGACCGACTTGCTTCTTGACCCGAGTGGGGGCGAGTTTAGCCATCAGAAGTTTTCGTTATAAAATTTGCGCAGCACTTCAGCGAGGTCTTCAGTCTTGAACTCTCCACCTTCGCCGCCTTCCACTTCACCAATCCAGACCGTGCCGGTGTTAGGTATGCGACCAGGAGCGATGAACAAGTCACCGACTCGAATATGCCAAGGGCATGCGGGTTCAAATTTTTCCATTAATGTTCTCCTGCGTTTTCAGTTAGTTCTCTGATGATACGCTTCTCGTCGTCAGCGGTCATCTTCTTCTCAAGCCATTTTGCCTTATAACCTTTACGGTCATACACCTCAAACTCCACGTCAAACCAGCCGCCGTAATAATCCCAGTCGCTAGCCCACGTGTTGTAGTCTGGTCTCTGGTAATACCCGCCGGTCATTTCGACTTGGCAGGGTATACCCTTAATCTGAGTCTCAATCATTTGTACCTCGTCTCGTAAAGCCAACGAGCCATGAGCAACGCCTCTGCACGATCAGAATGCTTTTTCAGATTCAACGGCGCTTCAGGGAACATGCGAATCGCGAGCGCCCTGCTCATTTCTTTGTCGCTGGTCAGTTTGAAATGTTTCTTCCATTGCGAAGGAGTCATGTAGACGGTCTCAAACCGACACCCCGCAATAGCGGCTCGGGCAGAGCCGAAGCTGTCCCCTAAGCTGAAGATAGAAGACGACCCTTGTCCAGGCATGGCGTTCACCCGCTCAAGCGCAACGCATACCGCCTCCTCAGCGGGGACGTGCTTCTTGAGCAGGGTGATTAACCCAGCGGGGTCGACTTCGTTCTTCACAGCACCAGAGCCTTTGGCTACGACCGGCATATCTTCCACGGCTACGTACACGCCATCACGAAGAACGCCGATAGCGCCACTGAGTCCTGGATCAATACCGATTGTAATCATAAAGCCTCGTAATTCTCACAGCCAGCTCGTTGAGCGTCCATGCTGAGAGTTTCTTTGTTGAGTTCACACGTCCAAGTCCCTGCTGGGGTCGGCGTGGCCATAGTGCATGTGCGGCAGTGACGTAAGGGTTCAGCCTCACGAGTGCAGACCGCCTTCATGCTACAAAACTTACACCCGAAGCTGCTACCGTCATCACTTATACCGGCAGGGCGCAGACGCGCCTCGGTCAGCTTGATGATTTTCTGTTGCAGTTTCTTTTGCTCGCTCTTGTCTTCCTTGACGCGCTCAACGTAGAACTGTTCATCGTCTTTGCAGACTGCGACGTAGAGGGCGCGGGTGAACCCGCCGAGCGCCATGCTGATTTGCACCTGAGCATAGTGTAACGGCTTGGACTCCTGAATACCCTTCTTGACGACTCCGCTGAAGCTGTTCTTGTTGTGCGTCTTGACCTCGAGCACGTGAGGTGTGTCGCAGTCTGGCACATCTTTGATGACTCCGTCCACCTTAGTAATAAAGTGACCTGTGTCATCTATGAACTCAAACTGACGACCGTCCTCCCGCTTATCCCAGACGGCAAACCCTGCGCGGCGCAAATCAGCTACGATCCGCTCTTCTTGCAGGTGTCCCGTCTCAAATAGGCGAAGCATACGTCCCTCAAAACCTTCGCGGGCGAACCCGCGCCAGTCAAGCCAGATTTGTCGTATGCATTCTTCGCCTATGAAAGACGAGCCAAGCCGCCCGAGGTAGAGGTCAGGGTTTGACTTCTCTTTCTCAATAGCAGCGTACACCCTATTGATGATCTGCTGCTCTGGTCGGGGCGGTATGGCTACCATGGTTTAGTCCCAAGGGTTAGCGGACTTAGCGGCGGGGGCTGCTGCCTTAGGAGCGGCGGCTTTAGCCGGTGCAGCCTTAGCTGGCGTGGCGGCTTCCTGATCAAACAAGAACGCTTTGATGCGGTTACTGTCAGAATAACCACCAGTACCCTTCTCAATGCTGACCGCTGCGCGGAAAGGCTTCTCAAGCAGCTTGTCAGTGTCGTCGGCATCGGGCTTGCCACACGCGGTAGACCAAGCCACCAGCTGTTGACGACCGATACGCTGTGCCTTCTCGCTAGGGTTGTTGATGTTGAAGTTTTGCCAGATCAAGCGACCGGCGAACTCACCCTTGACGACCTCAAACTTCGCTTTGATGTACGAACCCGTACCAGCGCTAGTTGTTTTCTCTTCAGCGTCGAGCGCTTTCAGAATGTACTCACCATCAGGGATGGGGTCGTAAGAACCACCGGTAGTACCGGTGTCGGGGGCGACGTCAGAGACGTCAAATCCAAATTTAGCCATGGTAATGCTCCTTCAGTTATTTAGCAATGGGAATCAATTTTTCGAGATTTTCGATGGACATCTCAATCTCTTCGGGACAGGTATACCGGTTCTTAGCAGCGAACGCGGGGTTCTCAACAAAGTGGAGCAAGCGCTCACCTGTCGTTACGCCTCGGTTCTTCTGGTTATTGAAACCGGAGTCAGACTTGCGAATGATCACCTTGAATGCGGCAAACGCAAGCACATCAGCCCACTCCTGCAGCAGCGCGTTGCAGCGGTTAGGCAGCTTCGGCTGGTAGCGGTCGTAGGGTTCGGTGCGCGGGTCTTCAAACTTCACCACAGCAGCGTGAGCGATCAGCACGATGTTCATACGGCGCTTTACGCGCAGCACGTCCAACCCCTGCAGGATCTCGCGGAACTCCTCAGCAACCAGCATCTGACCTTTACCGTAGGCGAGGTCTTTTGCGTCGTGTGACGATTCCACGTTGCTCACGATGAGCGGCTCGATGAGCCAATCAACCGAGTCAATTACGACGGTCTTGAACTCATGTTCCTCTTTGATGAGGGTCTTGATGTTCTCGACCACGTCCTCAACCTTAGTTGCACGCGGGAAGCTGGTAACATCCAACGAGTCTAGACCGTCCTCAGTGCTGATGAAAATCGGCGCTGGGAACTTGCTAGCCAAGGTGGATTTACCGATACCGTGACCCCCGTAAATGCAAATACGGGGCGGTACATCCTGTTTACCTTTTCTCAAGGCGTCTTGCCAGTTTGACATATTTTTCTCCTTTCGTGGGTTAAAGCGGTTTGTCATCCGCTGCTTCAAAATCGTCGTAGTCGAGACCCATCTGACCAAAGTCCCAACGCTGAGGCATGTACGAGAACGAGTTACGATCCCAGCTCAGCACATTGATAATGTCGTCCTGCTCGCTAGCCACCACCATGCATACTGCACACAGTGTGGGGTCGCCTACCATCAACAAATGGTCACCATTTTGCCATTCAGACATGACACGACGCGCCTTAGCGATCATGCTCATCGTGTCGTAGGGCTTGCGCGGGTTACCGAAGACCGCACGCAACGCGCCGTACTTCTTCGCGTCCGAGAGGTCTTTATTGTTGTCTACTTGTACTACGTAGACAGTTCGTTGATTACCGTGTTCCATTTTTAACTTTCCTAGTTTTCTTAGGTGGTGGTGCCACTAAAGCGAGTTGCTCAGGGGTGAGGTACTGCGAGCAGCCAACCGCTATGGCGATTTTTATCGCCTCTTTGTTATACCATTCATAGTCGAGATCAGCAGGGTGAGCGACCTTGTCAAGCACGGTCATGCACGCCTTAGCGCCTTCGGTCTTAGGGACTTTGTTGCCATTCGTAGCATACTTGATAGGCTCGCCGCCAGTGTCCGTTGATTGATACCACCGTACGACTTTGCCAAGGTAAACCCCAGCTTGCTGGCCACCGCCAGTGACATTCCTTGCGCTAATGAAGTGCGTAAACGGAGCAGACTTAATCGTCTCTTCGAACGGAGTACCGCTTGCCAACCACGCGCCGACAGCATCTGACGATACCTGAGCCGTTGGGTTTTTCTTAAGAGAGAGCGGCGCATAGATGCCCTTGACTTTCAGCTTCCGGTCAGGCTTGACCGCAATGTAATTGTTTACGTCCTTCATAGCGAGGGCGCGATACGGCGTGTACTCAAACACGAAACCGGACACCTCACTAAACTTATTGACAACCTTCTCAACTAGCTCCTTCTGTTCCTTTGTGAACTTGATCGCGATGCCGTCGGTATTAGCTGACAAGGTCAAAGCCCCTGCCCGCTCAAGCCACTCAATCAACATGAGCAGGGTGAACTGCCCAGTCAGCGTCACCGCCAACATCAAGTCCGGCGAGTACAACACCGAGTAACGGCTGGCGAGCTTGCCGAACGTGCCGTTCAGCGAAATCTTCAGCGTCGCGTCAGTGATCTTGTCGCCGTTGCGCTTTGCCTCGAGGCGGCGCTCGTAAATCTTGCGGTACTCCTCAACGAAGCGCTTGCCGAGCGCGGCGGGCACAAACCCGCACTCAAGAATGATACTCGGGTAGAACGAAGCCGCGTCGAGGTCGCACATGTGATCATCACCGGCGATGTGGCACACCTGTTTATCATGCACGCTGTGAATGCCGCCCACGCCGAGCTGGTACTCGCCGGTGCCAAATTTAATCGTCCGCTGCCCGAGAAAGTCTGGAAGCTGGACGTGTCCGGTGGCAGGGTTCATATTGAACACGTGCTCAGAGACACGATCAAGCAGACCCTGTAGCTCGGCATCCATAAACTTCAGGAATGCCGGAGGCGTATATCTGACCGTCTTAGGGATCTCATTCTCTTGACGTTTGAGACCCATGCTGGTGATGTACGCCTGTTCCGCCATTTGTGAGTCAGACTTGCTACGCATGTCAGCTCCGTACCGGCGGCTCATCTCAACGCGCAGCAAAAGCTCGCCTTCGAGTTGATTCAACAGCTCAGCAGTTGTGTCAACGTCATTGTGGCAATACTCAAGTAGCATCGGCTCTTGATCAGGGGCGATCATCTCGTCGTGAGCGATCGGCATGTCCTGCAACTTAGGCATATGCATGCGAGCGCCGTAGGCTTTCAGACCTACAAACGAGGGAGCGACCTCAATCAAGTCAATGTCATCAATGATGATGTCACGCAGGTTGTGCTTACGCATCGCGTTCCAAGGCGACAGGCGGTTCGTGATGATGTCATCAGCAATCCGCTTGATCTCAATCTCAGTCCTACCGAGGCAGAACGCCGCCACAACCGCGTTGTCAAACGACTTGCTGTTGAAGCCGATGAACGTGCTGTCTGACTGCTGCACAAACCGAGTGAGGCGAGCAGGGGCGTCGTCAGAATGACGCCACAAGTCAAACCACTCGCCGGTCTCAATGTTCTTTGCGCAGAACAGAGTCCGGTTAGGCAGAGTTTCAGTATCAAACACCCAAGTACCCATGTCAGTCTTGATTGACATAGCCGCTGGTAGGCTCGCTACCGTCACCACAAGCCGCATCAGCCTTACGCTGCTCGATCTCAATCAGCTTCTCAAGGAAGTGAACGGCTTTCTGCAGGTCTTGAACAGTGTTACCCTTCAGGTAGCAACGCTCAATGTACTTTGTAGCCGCCGCTTGAAAGTAATTCAGGCGCAAGCGATTGACGCGGTCCCAGTGTTCCTCGCCGCCGTGCTTGTAGTGGTTACCACCGATCTGTTTTTGATTTGCCGCGCTCATGCTGCGTGTTCCTTGATCATGTTGAAAATTTCGCGCTCGCGACCGACCAGAATCAGCTCTTCCGCGTAGCTGATGTAGCGGTCAAATACGCGGCGCATGCGTTTGTTGCCGAGTGAGATCTCCCGAGCGCAAAACAGCGCACCCTGTGCTACGTCGGCGAGCTTGAGAGTTCTCTTGTCTTCAGGTGAGAGGTGCGGTGTGACGATTCCGGCAGCGCTCATAAGGCGCAACTCTAATTCGTCAACTTTGCCGCCGATGCCGAACTCACGCTTAGCAGGGGAGGGGATGTCGCCGGTTTGGTGTTCAGCCAAATCATGGAACAGCGCAGCCATTAGCAGTTGACGGCTCGCCATCGGGTCAAACATCAAGCACAGCATAGCAACGCCGTGTGAATGATGACCGACGGTCTCAGACACGAGCGTGGTGACTGTGTGATAGCGCTTCACTTCGCTTCCAGCCAGAATAAAATCGAGGGTATGTTTCACAAAAAGTTCTCCAGTTAGCAGTTATGTGAGCAATTATAGCTCACATTTCTCACAGCACGCAAATTATTTTTTCTCAGCCTTCCGCAGCTCATTTATCTCGTCATCTTCCTCTTTGATTTTGCGTGCTTGGTCACGGCGGTCAATCCAATCAAACGCTGCGCGACGCCAGTCCTCGGCGCGGATCTTAGCGGCATAGCTACGACCGTCACCTGCGTGAATCTTGCGTACGCGACTGATCATAGCCATGGGGCGTGCGATGTGCTCAAAGAAAGGGTTAGCATAATGAATGCGCTCATTGTACGGGTCGTGGCAGAACATCTCACACTCCGCTAGGAACAGTTTGTACTCGCCGTTCAGCATGATCGGGAGGGGGCGCACTGAGCCGTTAGAGTAATGGTCATAGTCGTTAGCGTCCGGCGGGGTCACGAGGTATTTGTTCGCGTTATAAAGTTCTGTGTATAAGTGGAAATTATTACTCACCTGACGGTACACGCCGATTCTGTGCGCTATCGCAGCGGCTACAAACTCCTGCAGGAAACTGAAATGCACAGCGTTAGCGCCGTACGCACCCCACCAGATATCGTTAGACCGGTTGATCACCGTCATGTTCAGACGACCGCCGCGAGTGTCAAAGATGACCTGCATGTTGCACGCCTTGTCCTTGGTCTTCTTGTTCAAATCAGCGTCGTCCCAGATCTGAACAACCGCCTGACGGCTGTTAGGGTCGCGGCGCAGGGTTCTAATGACCTCGTCAAGCTGGTCATGACCGAAGTGCTTGCGCCAGCGGTGACCATAGGCGGCGTTAAATGTCTTGCCGTCGTCGCTGAACTCGACCATGCGCTTGTTGAACTGCTGTAGGAACGCAACGTCATTACGCCCTGCCAGCATCCAGATCGACTCCATGAGGTGAAAGATCGGGTTAGCATCACGACCCTTGTGAAACAGCACGCGCTCAGACGGGCACTTGTAGACCGTGGTCACCATCTCAGGGTACACGATAGCGGGACCATTGCGGGTCTGCTCAGGTTGAAGGTTGAGCACTTTGAGCTTCCAGAATATCTCACTGAAAGCCTGATTGACGTTACGTACGACTAACTCCATTTTAGAACTCCGTTTCTGGTTGGTAGGTTGTTTTAGGTTTACCCTCGCCGAGTACGGCGCGGCAGTACTTGCTGAACTCGCACATGCAGTTCTGCACATCATGCAGCGTCATGTCTACGATTTCTAATTTATCAACGATCTCGCTGAAGATGTTGCTCAGCTCGGCATTGAATTCTTTCTGCTTCCACGTGGCGAACGGCTGCTTGCCGAGCAAATAGTTTAGCCCACGCGAGCTACCAGGACCGATAGGCGCGTAAGTGAACAAGTCTTCAACGTCCATGCCGGTGTACGTCAAGTCAGCGGCGACCTGTCCGGCAATAAAGGTGCTGATGCCGAAGCACTTGCTCAGTTCAGCTACGAACCGCTCAATAGACATCATCCCGCCATCGTTCCACAGCGCCGCGCTAATATTGTCAGCGTTCTCAACCGCGCTGCCGATGATGTACTTTGCCACCGCCTTAGACTTGTTGCCTCCTGGCTCCATCTTAGTCGGGTAGAGCATGTACGCGCCGGAGTAAACCTTGTTGCCGTCTTTCTTGATACGCTCAAGCGTGTGCTCAAACAAGTCAGCATCAAAGTTTTCAGGAGCGCAGGGGATGACCCCCTTGTCAAGCAGCGCCTGTAGCGTGGGCGGCCAGTTGATCAGGCGGGCGATCAACAGCGTGAACCACAAGTGCTCATCGCCTCGAGCGGTCGCTGGCTCAATCAACCGATCAATCACCCAAACCGAAACGCGATCATCGCAGCGGTGGATGTTGGTGAACTTGTACTTAGCGAGTACAGGGTCTTTAGTCCACGGAGCGCTGTGACCGTTCTCACGAGCGATGCGGATAGCCTCCCGCTCCCAGATGAAGTAAAGCAGACCCGCCATCGAGCAAACTGTCTCCGGCGTCGGCATAGGGTAAGGGCAATTGTCACGCATTTTCATACTCCTTTATGATTTCTACTAGCGCGGGGTGCGGGTCTGTGTGGTCAATCAGACGCACGTCGTACGTGCCTTCTTTGCGCAGGTTTTTGTAGCAGTTGACAACCGACTCAAACTTGTCAATCAGGTTCTTCGGGTCAAACTCTTTGTCGTTGCCGGCGGCGAGGCGACGCCCCTTAACCCGCTCAACGCAGAGGTCTTGCGGAGTGTCAAGAAAGGCGTACACATCGCAGCCGGTAGGGTGAATGGCTTGCGTCACCTGACCGGCGAGTCCGCTCGCAGACACTAAAGCGCCCTCGTATAACACATGGCCATGGGGGTGTGCTTTCAGGATCTTCTCGGCAATCTCAGCCTGTGTCTTGATGGCGTCTGTGCCGCCGCACGTGTTGTCATACTTGCCAACCACAAAGATCGGCTCGCTGATTCCGGCAGAGCTGGCGTCGACTTGATAACCGGCGATCTTTTTACCGCTCATCAAAACTGTGTGCGGGTAGTTGAAGAAGCCGCGCATCGCGGTGGTCTTGCCCGAGCCGAACGTGCCGGCAATTCGCAGGATGATATGCTTCATAAAAAGTACTCCGCTCTATAGGGTGAACCGGTCTCAGGGAACACGGCGGCTTTCTGTTTTACGGTCAACGGCTCGGTCTCACACTCAGCGCGTAACCAGTCAGGCAAGAGCTGTGAGCGCATGTCCTTGAACACCTCGGTGTACTCGCCTTGGTCACGCGCCTCAGCCCACTCAATCCGCTCCCACGCCATGTCCGCGTAAACTCCTGGGTAGCGACGACCGAAGAAATGATTCTTGAACGTGCAAAGGTTTGACTCCATAGTGAAGCGACCCGCGTGAGCGATGCCAGGATTGGCGGCGTTGAAGCTATCAATGTACTTGTCAGCCTCCGCAGCGAGGAAGCCGCACATCAGGTTGAACTTAGGGTAGCTGCCGTCTTGTCCGTTGGGCAGGCGCTTGTCCCACACCAGCTCGTCTCTGCCGATTAAAAACAGCATTCCGTTGCGGTGTGACTTGCTGCCCGACTTGTCGCTAAACATCAGATCATCGCAGTCAGCGCCGAAGCCGTTCAGGTAGACATACTCGAGGTAGCTGAACGATGACAGACGACCGAAGCTGTAGTAGCGGTTACGCACAAGATCCCAAAGCTCGGAGTAAGGCTTACCGGTCAGCATTGCCTCCTGAGAGCCGAACTCCTCGACCAACTTAGCGTAAGTCTTGATGGCTTCAAGGGTGTCGCGCTTCTGGTAGCGGCGGTCGGTGTCAAACTGAAGCGTATCCCACTCAGCATTGAACCAATCATTGAACTGCGTCAACTGAGCGCCCGCAGGAGGCACGCTCGGCAGTCGGCTGAGCAAGCGTAACGAGGTGATCGGGTTCTGCGTCAAGCCGTTCAGAAAGGCGAACCAGAGCTTCTGCTCAGCGTCCCATTCGCAGCGGCGGGCTAACTCAGGCATGTACAGATAAACCAGTCCTGGCATAACACCATGCTCAAGGTTCATCTTGTACAGCGCCGAGAAATACGCGGCGCGGTTCTCAGGTAGACGATAATCGGTCATGCTTCCCTCGCTTTCATCATTGCGTCTGCAACCTTGTAAGCGCCTTCTGCAATTTCTTCAAACCATTTCTGGTCAGATTTCCAGCCAACGTCTCCTGTAAATGATTGCATAGCCTGAGCCGCGAAGTAATCACGCAAATTCATGCCGTAATATTCTTCACTTGGGAATGCTTGTTGTTGTCTCATGAAAACTTCCTAGTGTAAAAGGGTTCAACAATCTTCGTGTCAGGGGCGCTGCCCACAATCCAGAAGGCGGTATGGTCATCATAATCTAACTGGTTGTTGTGTGTCAACCAGCGCCACATCTTAGCCTCGTAGGTCGGGTGAAAGCGGATGCCGTCAAAATTCTCACCGGTGAAGTGATCGCTGTACTTGCTGTAGCCGCTGTCGTGCAGGCTAAAGTGCTTCCACTTGAACGGCAGCTTGTCAATGTCAATGCCGATGTAGGCTAACCGAGCACGCATCCAGCCGCGCTTGTCGGGACCGATGCCGATCGTGAACAGTTCCTCAATATTGTGCGAGTCACGGCTCAAGCCGAGCATAATGCTCGTCAGCGAGTTACACGACCCAGCAGGGGCGATGAGGCGCTTGACTTCGGGCGGGATGTTAGCTGTCTGATGAGCGCCGACCTCGTGAAACTTACGCACGTCGTCCTCAGGGTAGCGGTCATGTGGCACGGTAATGCCGTACTCTACGACGAGCGAGGTAGGTTGCGTCAGGTCAACAACCTTGCGCTGCAGGATAGGGTTGTACGGACCAGAAGCGTACTCAAACTCAGCATCAAAGCCGTAGGCAATGCGAGGGTTCTCATGACGCAACACAGTCTCAGGTTTGCTATAGACGATCTGCCGAGCGCGCAAGCCGTAGTGCGCACCCACGATAGCGCTCATGCTCAGCTGAGGGGACTGAATGCTAGCGCCGGTCACGATGTGGGTCTTACCTTGACGGAACTTGTTGACGTACCAAATCAGCTGGCGCATCTTAGAGCCGTTGGGACCGCTATAGCCGAGCGGCGCAAAGTAATCCTCACGCTTGAACCACAAGCCCTTGTGATTCTCCCACGGCGTCTGAGTGCCAAGGTGCTGCTCCCACTTGACGACGTTGCGGTCAAGCGACAGGTCGGGAAATACGGTGTTCATGCTAACTCTTCCTTTACAAATAATGCGTAACCGGCGTCCTCGGGGAAAGGCGCTCCGTGTGACATGATCAAATTAGAGTCGATCACCTCGTTGAAACCATCAGCGGGGGCGATGTAGAACTTGATGTCGCCGGTCTCAATGCGCACCGCTGCTACGCCCACGAGACCCTTACCGCTCGTGAACCACTTTATGCCCGCCAACACAGGTGCGTTCTCAGTCATTTCTTTACTCCTTTAATGTTAACCAACATGAAGCTGCGGTCATTGATTTCAATAATCTTCTGCTCACCGACCTTAGCGGCGGCGTAGAGCTGGGCGGTCAAGCGGTCTTGCTGAGCGCTAGTCATCCAGTCAGGATTGTCGCGCCACATCTGATACGCATTCTTCCACGTAGCGCCGGTGTTCACGCAGATGATCGTGCGGTCGAGCTTGAGCGAGTCCTTCATGACTGGGCGGGTAGAGGTGTCAACCACTTGTTTAATCACTTTGCTAGTAGGTACAGGGGAGAGCAAGCTCTCAAAGACCTCAGCACAACGCCTTTCGGCGGTTTTGCGGTCGCTAAAGCGCTTGACCGGTGTTGTACTGTGGCGGTTATAAAACGACACTAATTGTGGGGTCGTCATGCTGGAAAAGTTTACTGTATTCATTTCAAATCTCCAAGGAAAATTCTGATTAAAAAGGGGCTTTTTCGGTCTGCTCGATGCGCTTACGTGCATATTCGCGAATCTGCTTAGCAGTCCAAGGCACGGGACCGGTTGGGGGTGGGAATGGCCAGTTGTTCATACTGAACCTTTCATGATGATGTGCATAAGCGTAGTCAAGTCAGACACACCGCCGTTGCAGTAATGGAGGTTAGGCGCTGTGCGGTACTTAGCTTGAGCGCTGTGGTTGATAAACTTAGTCATCAAGATTGTGTGATCAGCATTAAACCGGTTACGGCTCACAGCCTCCTCACCGGTCATGAATGAGAACTTAACGTCAAGGTACTTGCTGGTCACCACCGACATTTGACAGCCGTTCAAACCGATGATCAACACAGTGGGCTTGCGGGGCTTAGGCGGTGTTACCTCAGCCTTGTAGCGCTTGAACTGCGTGTCAAACTGAGTGTTAATCTGCTCTTTGACTTCAGTGAACGTCATCTGCGGGCGAAGGCGTTCCGCTATGCGGTCAGCTAACAAGTCAAGCAGGTCGTCAAAGATCTTGAGCAGCGGGTTAGCGGGTTCAGCGGCGACCGGTGCGGCAGTCACTGCTGGCTGCGGGATAGGGTCGCGCTTAGCTTCAGCACGCGCCTTAGCTATCATCACCTTATGCGTGAAGACCGTGCCGTCAGTGATCTTGCGGTGGCGCTCATAGCGCAGGGCGTCTTGAGCCTCACGGAACGCGGTCTTAGAGTCAAGAGCGGGATTACCCTTGAACAGCAACACAAGGCGCTCATAGTGAGCGGCTTTTTCTTCGGTGCTCCAAACAATTCGTGTTCTCATGTTATTTGCTCCAGTGGCGAGCCGCGCAGGTGCTCTTGATGCGGTTGTAGTCGGTGTGCACTTTGTTTTTGAGGCGGTCGCAATACGCGATCTCCTCATCAACCGCGCTGTCGTAATCAAACGTCCCAACCGCGCCGAGCGCGATCAGGATGAGCAGGAATGTGATGCGTGAGGTCATGCTTTCACCCCTTTCAAAAACTCGATTTGAGCGCGGGTGTCATCGATTGCCAGACGAATTCTTTCAAGGCGATCCCAGTCGCCCTCTTCAAAACAAAACTTGTCTTCAACTAGCAACATACACAAGTGTTCTTCTAAAGCGAATAACGTGTTCATGCTGCCTCCTTGAACGTAGTTGCGTGGGGCTTGATGCCCAGCTCTTCAAGGTGACGGATAGCGACGAAGTCCAGCGGTAAGCTAGAGCCGCAGATCAGGAACACGGCTTGGTTAGATGTGACTGGGCGAGAGAAGACGCGGCGTGTGCCGTCCTCGTCTTTAATTATGACGACGTATTCTTTCTTACCTTGGTCTTTGCGTTTCATAGTAGTTCTCCTAGTTATTGAGTTATTGATTAAAAAGCCAGTTCGGTCTGCTTGACTTCAATGGCGTAACCGAGGCTCTTAGCGAGTTTGAGCGTCTCGCGAGTCAGAGTGTACTGACGGGCGAGGTCAGCAAAGATCTGAGCCGTGCTGTTAGCAGGGTAGATCGTCTCTTTACCGTAGACATTTTTCACGGTAACTAAGAGTGTGGTGTTTGTGATAGGTTGAGACATGCGAGTTCTCCAGTTATTGAGTTATTGAGAGGGCGATTAGAAAACGAAGAAGCCGGTACAGTAGCCGATGTAGCCGCCAGTGCTTGATGAGCGCTGAATCAGCTCGGTCATGTTGACCGCACCAACCCAACGACCCCATGCCTCGTTATATATGACGACGTACTGAGCGGGACGAGCCTCAACACCGCGCTCTTTGTGGAAGTAGTTAGCGGCGTCCTGCGCCATTTGAGCGGTAGCCTTCTCAGCAGCGGCTTCAGTAGCGTAGCTCTTGCAAGGATTCTTGTTAGTAGCGCGGTACTCTTCGATGCGAGCGATGATTGTTTTGTTGATGTTCATGGTGAGTTCTCCAGTTATTGAGTTATTAAAAAGTGATGCCACGCTTAGTGAAAAAAGCAACTACGTGGTGATTACGACCGCCTTCGCTCAAAATGCTAGCGAGGGTAGCAGTGAAGAAACGATCCCAGTCAGACAAGGGGAGTTTTTCGTCGCGGACGGTGTCGTTAGCGTTGATGCGAGCGCTGTCAATGATTTCGTCAACGGCGAGACGATTGCTGCGGCTTTCAATCTTGCTGCAATCTGCGATTAATTTGTCGTAGCGGCGGTCGTGTGTCATTCAAGTTCTCCAGTTATCAAGGTATGGATTGAATTATAGTTTCAAATTTTCTGAAACGCCAAGCGATATTTTTAATGACCCTTCACCGCAGTTGGTTATTAGCCATTCCCCCTATGGGAAGCACGCTTTTCACAGTGGCTAATTCAATGTCGCCGCAAAAAGTTTTTTCAAATAATTTGCTTTTTCTGAAATTCTCAGGCATAATTCGCAGTGATAACGTATAACTGGAGAATTATTTAATGCAACTCAGACCCTACCAAGACGAAGCAACCCAAGCCGCTATAGCCGCGCTAGGGAAAGGCGTCAACCCTGTGCTTCAACTCGCCACCGGTACGGGCAAGTCTCTCATCATCGCCGCTATAGCTAGCCTCTATAGAGACCTCGGCAAAAACACTTGGGTACTCACCCACGTTCAGCAACTCGTCAAGCAAAACGCTTCCACCTACACGCGCTATAGCGGACTCAAGCCGTCCATAGTGTGCGCGGGACTGAACCGCAAGGACGTTGACGGCGACGTTACCTTCGGTACCATTCAAAGCATGATGGGTGTCCTAGCTGAAATGCAAGCGCCTGACCTCATCATCATAGACGAAGCCCACCGCGTCCCGCACAACGAGGGTGAACCGACGCTCTACGAATCAATCCTACGCCGTTACCCCGCTGCTCAACGCGTCGCTATGACCGCTACGCCGTGGCGCATGGACAACGGAATCATTTACGGTGACGGAGAGCAGTTCTGGTTTGACCGCCTCGCCTATAACTACCCTGTACCCCGCGCCGTTCACGACGGCTGGCTCTGCCCGCTAGTGGGCGTTGAGACCGCGTTTCAACTTGACCTCGAGGACGTGAGCGTGAGCGGCGACTTTGTGCAAACCGAGGTCGGTGACAAGCAGATGAACGATTGGCTTGAGTCAATGGCTGAATCGTTAGTCACTCTCGCCGGCAACCGGAAACATATTGCGGTGTACTGCCCAACGATTACCGCCGCTATGCGAGCCGCTAACGCAATCACCAAGGTCACCGGCTGGTCAACGGAAGTCATGGCGGGCAACCTGAAGGGCGCGGACAGGGACTACATTTTGGATCGGTTCCTGAGCGGCGCAAGCCGTGTGCTCTGCTCGGTTGATATGATTACCACCGGTTTTGACTTCCCCGCGCTCGACTGCATCGTGTGCCTGAGACCAACTCTTTCCTCCTCTCTGTGGGTTCAGATTCAAGGTCGGGGCACGCGCCTACACGACAGCAAAAAGAACTGCCTCGTGCTTGACTTCGTCGGTAACCTGCAACGGCTGGGCGGCGTCGACATGTACGACAACTTCTACCGGCAGAGCCTTGACGCTGAACCGGAGGAGCTTCCCGCCGTGCCCACTAAGCCTTACGTCAAGAAAGAGCGCAAGGTCTATCCTGGTGTGCGCACTTTGAAGCCTATCGACCCTATGACCGGACTCGAGGCGACCGATGACTCAATCATCAAAGTCACAGTCAGCGGTGTTAACTGCGTCGCGCTACCCACGCGGCGTAACCCTAATCAACCGGTGTTGCTCGTGCAGTACGCATGCGTCACGGATGAGGGGGCGCGTATTGACGCTTCTACTTTCATCAGCACCGAAACACCCACATCGCAATCGGTGGCGTTTTTCAAAAGACGCGCACTTGCGGTAAACTTACCCTCCCCTGCTCGTTCACTCACGTGGCAACTGAAAGGCGCTCGACAACCGGTCGCGGTTACTGTACGCAAGTCTGGGCGCTATTGGAATGTGCTTGAGGAGTATTTCAACGGAGAAACAGAATAATGACGAGCAAGACGCCTAAGCATGTCTGGGCAGTAGACACTGACGGACCAAAAACCCTAGACTATGCGTTAGCCTACGCAAAGCTCGGTTGGTACGTGTTACCGGTGTGGTCAGTGGATGATCACGGTCAATGCCGGTGCGGTCGCCCTAACACTGAGAAAGGTCACAAGGCGGGTAAGCACCCTCAGTCTGAGTTAGTTCCGCACGGACATCAAGACGCTACTGTTGACGAACAAATCATCAAAGACTGGTGGGCAACTGACCCCAACGCGGGCATCGGTATTTCGCTCGCCGAGTCAGGTTTGCTGGCGCTGGACATTGACCCGCAGAACGGCGGTGTTGACTCGCTGGCAGAGCTAGAAGCCGAACACGGCGTCATGCACTCTGACTGTACGGCAGTGACTCAAGGCGGCGGGGAGCATCGGCTGTTCACCGCTGATGAGGACATGACGTATCCTGGCACGCTCGGCAAAGGTCTTGACCTGAAGCACCATGGCTATATCTGCGTCGCGCCTACGCTCGGACCGTCCGGTGATTACAAATGGCAACAAGGGCGCTCGCCGCTCAGTCAAACCCGTCCGGCAAAGCCCTCTCCCTTGCCTCAGCTGATAGCGAGTAAAGCACGACCTCCGGTCAATTATAGCCTCACCGAGCGTGGCGGTGTTCCGGTGGCCACGGCTCAAACCTTTGATGACCTGCGCTCCGCGCTCAAACATGTTGACGCTGACGACTACACAACGTGGGTCAACGTCGGTATGGTGCTCAAGCCGTACGGCGAGAACGGCTACAAGATCTGGACCGAGTGGGCGGCGACCAGTGAGAAGTTTGATGCCGCCGCGCAGAGGCGTAAGTGGGAGCGTGACATCAGCACCCCTCACTCAATCACCTACCGCTCAATCTTCCGCATGGCGATTGATAACGGCTGGGCGGGTAACACTCACGAGGCTCCGCAAGCCGCCGCTACAACCCCTGACGGCAAACCCGCAGTTCATCCGCTCAGTCTCAAAAACTCAGTCGCCTCAGGCGCGGGTGAAGTCAACGTCTTTGAGTACGTATACGAGGACTTTATGTCAACCGGTGTCAACGTAGTCGCCGGTTCTCCTGGAGTCGGTAAGACAACCCTCATCGTGCCTATGGCGTTAGCCACTGCGCACCTCTGCCCGCATGACTACGTGCTCAAGCCCGCCGTGCGTCGCAACGTGATCATCATCACCGAGTCGGTCGTGCAGGTTCAACGCGTCATTTACTCGCTCTACTCGTGGGGTTACACTGGCTTGTCCGTTAATGACTTCAACGAGCGAGTGCGAGTCGTTAACGCGCAGAGGTTAGACCCCAAGATAGTCGCCCAAGTGGCTGACGAGTACAAAGAATGGACAGTGGACAATGAGAAGGCTGATGGGACGTATCACGCGGCGCTGCCGTTGGTGGTGTTTGATACTGCGAACGCGGTATTTGATTTGGAAAATGAAAACGACAACGCTGAGGTCGGGCGAGCCATGGCGTACATCAAACAGGCGTTTGCCACCTTCCCTATAATCATCGTCAGCCATACAGCAAAGGCGCTCGGCTCATCTGAGTCAGACTTCCTCTCACCTCGCGGTGCATCAGCGTGGACGGGCGATGCGCAAGGTGTGTACACTGTGTTCAAAGACGGCGAGCATGCCGACGCACCCCGCGTGCTCAAAGCGACAAAGGTCAGGTTCCCCACCGCCTTTGCTGAACTCACCTTTGACCTCGTGTCAAACCGAGAGAACCACAAAGACGTGCTAGGCTACGACAAGGAGATCTGGTTCAGCCACTCCGTTGCCCGTCCTCTCAAACCAGGAGAGCGCACGCAAATGAAGGAAGACCGCAAAGAACAAAAAGAGCAGGAGCAATGGTCACGGATCTGCGACGACATTATTGAACTCGTACGCCGTGACGCGGGCAAGAGCCGCTCCTACTACGAACGTCTGCCCGTGGCACAGGGCGGTGTCAAAGCATCTCAAGAGCGCAAAGAACGCGCCGTCACCAGTTTGCTGAACGACGGATCGCTCGAGCGCATTGAGTTAGAGAAGCCGCAGGGACGAGCCAACCACTACCTGCGTGTGAATGAAGAAGTGGTTGCCGCAATCGAACGCGGTAAGTTCGGCATTTGAAAATAGAGGATAACTTAGAAATGAAAAAGACAATACCTTGGATACCTGTAGGTCACCCTGACTTCAAGTGGACAACCGGCGCAGACGTGCAAGCGCTCTGGCGCAAGTACGGCTGGACCCCGCCTAGCGAGAAGATGACACCCCCGCCGCCTGAAAAATTTGAACCTACAACGCGCACGCAAAGAAGGGCGACAATATGACAACTGACTCTATTCGATTTTTCAGCAACGAGCCAAGCGTAGAAGTTTTGCGCTTGTCTAAAGACGGTATTTGGGTTAACCCTGATATTCCTGCTAACGACGCCGCAAAGTTTGTATTAAATGCGATTGGTCACAACATCCAAGTGTTGGTGCAGGCGGCTGTCAAAGCCGAGCGTGAGAAGGCGCAAGATGAAATTGACACCCTGTACGAGATGTACAAGCTGGTGTGCAGTCAGCGCGACGAGTTGATGGATCAACAGCGGGCGCAGGTCGCCGCTATGCGGGGGAGAATACAATGACCGATCAACTGAAGCTCGACTTCGTGTGCCCAGGATGTTACCATGCTGAGTGCCCGACCCCCGCAAAGTGCTACAACTCAGCGCACCGCAACGAGGTGCTTGAGGAGGTGGCGCGTGAGTTCGACCGCATGCCGTTCGGCGATACCGCTGCCAGCTTTGCCCGCTACGTGAGGGACATGAAATCATGACAAAAGATGAAATAATTGAGTTGGCTGTACAAGCGGGAATGTACCGCGAAGTCATGACGCTCGGGCGCAATGTTGAATTGTTAACTGCCTTTGCCAAGCTAGTAGCACAACATGAGCGTGAGGCGTGTGCTGAAGTTTGTAAGAAACATGCTGATGTATATGCGGGGCTTGAACAAAACTCAACAACGCAGTCGGCATGGGCGGCTTGTATTGATAACCGTGACACCATCCGAGCAAGGGGACAAGCATGACCGTAGAGATCAACAGCGCTCGTACCGTAGCCGTTGACCGCGAGTACTACTGGCAACCGATGGACACCTGCCCCAGAGGAGTAAAGGTTCAGCTGCTCGGCGCGGGTGGGGTCGCCGTGTACGGTCAATACCACGGCAAAGACCCATGGTGGACGCACTGGGCTCCGCTGCCCGTCAAACCTAAGGAAGACAAATGACTGAAGACCAAATAGAGTTTTTGCACCGCATGTTTGCAGTGAATGAGCAGGTCGTAAAGCAGAACTACCAGATCATGTCGGTGCTGACTCAACCAACACTTAGCAAATCTAAAGGCTGGCAAAATCTGACCGACAAAGAAGTCGACACCATTCGTGCCAATGCTCAGACCGTAGAGTGGGCGATCCTTATGGCTCAGTCAACCCTTAAGGAGAAGAACACATGAGCTACATTGTTGCCTCGCTACCTCCGGTCAAGTGCTTCGTGCGCAAGGAGTTTTTGTACAACTTTCAAAAGGGACACGGCGAGCTTGAACCTGCAGTATGGGTGAGCTTGAAAGCCCTGCGTGGTCAGGTGTTCCGCATTGAGTCG